TCTGAATGTAAGTCCAAAGGCTCCTTTGGAGAATTGGGAGTAGCATAATCTGGCAATTTATAACTTTTGTTATCTGGCGTAATGTAGTCACTTTCACGAAGAATATCTCCTATCCTTGCTCTAGATAGATAGTCACTAGCTCGACCATTAATCTTCCTCTTTACTAATTGGTTAGCAACTTTCTTCCCACCCCATCTCAAACCTTTACCTACTACACTACCTACTCCAGTAGCAATAGTAGCTGCGTCTACAAAGTTAAGAAATCCATTTAGATTCTCCAAACCTTGTTGCATCTTTTTATCTTCTACATATTTCTTATATTCCTCGTCAGCTTTCTTACTACCTTGCTCTCTTTGCCACTCACTTCTATTGTCTTGACTAACGTAAGATTGAGTTGGAGTATAAGTTCTCTTTATTAGCTTTGGAGGAATAGTAGGTTTAGCAACATAGGTATTATCCTGCCTTGTTACTAAACCTTCATTCTGATATTTAGGTATTAGTTTCATAATATAAGTATTCCTAAAACTATTCCTAACAAATCTGCCAATATATCATCCCAACTCCAACCAGAGCCATTAGGTCTTACTTCATCATAGGCTTCTTTACCAAATGAAGCTATCAGAGCTAGAGTAATTCCACTAACTATATTTAAGACTAATCCAAATATTACTACAATAGCAAAGCAGCATATCATATGTAATATTTTATCATTCTTTAAAAACTTCTTTATTTGATTTATCATGTTTATCAAACCTCTTCCAAATGCCAGTTATTGAATCTATCCCAAGTAATGCCATGCAGCATACTAAGAATGTATCTATCATTAATGGGGCTTGGATAACATGGACAGTACAATATAGTAATACTACTATAGCTACTATCCATCCTAATACCCCACATACTCTCTTACTACTAATACCAGAGTGGGAAGTAACCATCCCCTTTATAAAGGTTATAAATTTCATACTCTTAGAAATTAAACATCTGTATTCTACTAGCTACATCCGTTCCACTTCCAGATTTACTCCAATGTTTATCAGATGGGTTGGCTAATCCTTGTAGATACTTCCTAACTCCACCATTACCAGCTAACCATGCTCCACCTAATAATCCGAATTTAGTATATCCTTTCTGTGCAGCTAGTTCTAAATCTTGCTTATTAAAACCTCTCTCAAATTGTTTGGCTAATTTAATAGCAGCTTTTATTTGTAATTTAGGATTATTCCTAAATGTCTCTACATCAGTTCCAGCATAGGCAGAAATATTATTATACTTCTTACCATCTTGCATGAATTGGAAATATCCATAAGCAGGAGCACCAGCTTTATTCTGAATTGCACTATTAAATCCAGATTCTTGTTCAGCCATTTTAGTAAGGAACTGTCTATAGTTCTTAGCTTCTGGGTCTTCTTGCTCTACTTCATCATACCATCTATTAAATTCATCTAATCCTTTGGACGGCTTAATATTGAATAGTTCTCTTTTCATGGGTTGTTCTTCTTTAATAACAGGTTGTTCAATTGGTTCCTCAACCTTAGATTGTACTACTATTGGTTCATCTCTAGTAATAGGAATATTATATGTACTAAATACATTTGGGGAACTTAACTCTAACCTTGGAATATCAATGCTTGGAGACTCTACTGGGATATATGATACAAACTGTAATCCTTCCTGACCTTTCCTAATCCTATTATTAGAGTATGTAGGTCTGTCCGATTTCATAAACTTCTTCCTCATATCTCTCTTATTATTAAGAGCTTTGGAGTTTCTTACTAATGGAGAGTCTTTGAATTTGAATCTTCTACCATCCGATACTAAACTTCCTCCCTTCTTAAGAGTTAGTAATGAACCTTGCATTAGGGGTTCCCTTCTTATATATGGGTTCTTAGGAATACTCTTAATACTGTCCCAAACTCTCCTACTACCTATATAAATAGGATTCTCTTGTTGTAGTATAAATGGAGTTCCAACCTTATCCATTAATGCTGCTTGTTTAGTAGCTCTTACTCCTTCCGCTACATTCTTTCCAGACCATCTTTTAGCATAGTCAGCTGGATTAAATTTCCATAAGTCTTGGGATATTTGAGTAAGTTTACCCTTATTATTGTAGTCAATCTTTATAACATGACCTCCTACATCATCTATTGGTCCAACATAGTTAGTACCAGGTTGTCTGAAGGTTTGGAATCCATCTGGCATTTCAATAACCATATCACCTTCCTTACCTTGCAACTTACCTATACCATTAGAGTATTCATTGAACTCTTCTATATCTCTAAACCTTAATGGTCTAGAATCCTTAACTACAGATTGCATTTGGTATCTTCTATTCTCAATACCAGGATATAGTTTATTATATCTTTCACCATGACTAAATCCTTGACCTTTAGCTGGCTTAAATGATTGAACTACTCTTTGAAACCAAGGACTTCTACTTATTAACGGGTCATTCTTGAATAGATACATTCCTAGTAAATTTCTATCACCATTATTACCTTCTGGTGTTGCTGAACCAGTATATGTAGACTCATTACTTCTTATGTCTTTTAAGGACACAGAGGCATTACCTTTGGTTCTTCTTCCTACCTTATAAGCTGCAATTCTAGCTGGGGTCTTCTCTACATTAGATAAGAACGGCATTACTCTATTGATAGTAGCCATAGCAACATTAGTAGGAGTACGTGCCTCCCTGTTAAATATCCAATGATTCTTATTAAGAGCATTCCAGCCCAAGTCAGCATCTCCCTTAATAAACTTAGTAGCTAATCCATTCTTAGTAATATTGAGTCCTTTACTCCCACCATATATTGCACCTGGGTTTAGATACTCCCCAACTTCAGATGGAATACCAGTTTTACCTTCGAGCCATTGTCCAAATCCACCAGTAGCATTATTAACAGTTTCACTACCCAGTAATCCTCCCAATACTGTAGCTGGAGTTGTTACTAATGCAGCTCCTGCCATTGCAGGCATTACTGTTCTTTCTAAGCCTACTAATGGGTTAGTTTCATTTCTCATTGAAGATTTAAATCTCTCCTTAGCTCCTTTAATAGGCTGCCAGTAGTCTTTATTTCTCTCGGCAGCAGTTCTAGTATCAGTAGATGGTGTTCCTCCTAAATCAATAAGCTGAGCTTGCCTGGGTTTAGCCTTAATAAACTCAAAAATAGTGGGCTTAACCACTCTAGCATTATCCTGCCTAGCTACTATATCACCTCTTTGCAACTTCTTTATCCTCATATCTAATAACGTTATTATGTAATTTCTTGTGACAGTTAGAGCATACTACTATGCACTTATTCATCTCCTTTATAAAAAGAGGAGTGGGGAGATTCTTAACTGCCCTAGATATAGTATAGAGTTTATTCCTTATATGATGTAACTCTAAACAGCAGTAGGTAGTCTCCCCACATATACAACATTCTTTCTTCCTCTCTCTTAGTAAGCTTTTGTTAATTTTAGCTGTTTCAGCATTCTCCGTCATAATTAATCATTAATGATGCCACTTAGCTGCATTCCTAGCGAAATTAGCTCTCTTCTTTTGTAATGGAGTAGCATTAGGATTGTTAAGTACAGAACGTGCATGTTCTTGAACACTTTGTCCAGCTTTCTTAGCTGATGCTGTAAACTTACCTCTATTCTCTTTCTTAATATGGATACCACTTCCATTCTTACATCTTGGTATTAACTTACTTCCCTGTCTAAACATAGGAATGCCATCACAATCTACATTACTACACATCTCCTTTAAAGAGATATACAATGCCTTCAATTCTCTCTGATTTAGTTCCATAATTAAATAAGTTTATGTTTCATTTTTTTATTTACAAAATTAAAGCTAAATTTGCACATTATCAAATGAAAGACGGTAAATTATAAATAATGGATTGATGAAAATGAATTAGAGTTTAATTTTAGACAGACTAACATTCAACAATTAAAGGAAATAGATTAATGTCGTTAAGTAGACTAGAAGCAATTTATGGCTGGATTAATAACTTAGGTCCAAACGTTAAGACTATCATTATTATAGTTTTATCAATAATAGTATTGGAAACAGGTTTTAGAGGTCATACGAAACTTATCTTACAAGATTATACTGAACAAGTCCAGCAGGAAAAGTACCTCGCTGAGGAATATATAAAGATAATCTCCCCTTCTATTAATGAATACATTGAAAGAATATTGGTACAGGACAAAGAGGCGTCTAATGTTATCCTAATGAATTACCACAATTCCTTGGTTAGTACTCATGGATTATCGTATAGGTATCTTACAGCACTAACTGAGAAGAAGAGAGGTCTAAACACTAGGAGCTGTCTGAGGATATGGAAGGAGTTAGAATATACAAACTATGGAGATGAGATTGAAAAAATAAATGAAAGTAAGTCTTTAAGGATGGATAGCATTCAACAGTATAGTACAAGTCTTCCAAATTTAACTGAGTTGTTACAACGTAGCAAAGCTAAGTCAGCTGCGTTCTACACATTATCAGGTGTAGATGGACCTGTAGGAATGTTAATAGTTATCTATCCTGTTAGGAAGGAGTACTACCTGGGATATTATCAATCTATAATAGCCCCATCTTTTCAACCTCTTACAACATGGTTAGATTATAATTCAGTAAAGGATAAATTTAAAAGGCTATATGAAAGTGGACAAGCAGAACCAGAACGTTTGCTACAACGATGAGAAGCATATGTACTGGGATGAAAATGGAGTATATGTATCAGTAACAACATTAATTGGCAAATTCTGCCAAGATTTTGATAAGGATTTCTGGTCAGGTTATAAGGCATTAGAGAAGTTATTATCAGCAGACGAATTTAAGGCTGAGAAGTCTCAGTTACTAAACACACATAAGATAGATGTTAAATACTTCTGTGATATGTATGGGTTTACTGTTAATGATTACAATAAAGCTCAGCAGGATATTTTAGATGAGTGGCAGAAGACTAATGCCGAATCTTGTGAAAGGGGTTCTAAAATTCATGCAGAACTAGAAGGTAAATACACTTCTAAGAAGCAATGCGAAATAAAGAAGTTTGGGCTTGGGGGTAAATTTGAAGTGAACACCAATGATTCTTTAATGAAGCATAACAAGGATTTACTTGACATTGATAAGGGTGTATTCCCTGAGTATATGATATATAGAAAGTCAGAAGATGGTAAATTTAGGTTGGCAGGTCAGATTGACTTGCTGATTAAGGATGGCAACGACATCTACATCATAGACTATAAGACCAATAAGAAATTGGATGATAAGTCATTCTTTGATAAGAGAACAAAGAAATGTCAAATGATGAAGTATCCCATGAATAATATTATGGATTGTAACAAGATGCACTATGCATTACAGTTATCAACCTATGCTTGGATGCTTCAGAAGCTAAACCCTAAGTTCGTTGTTAAGAAATTAATACTTATACATTACGACCATCAAGGCAATGTTACAGAACATGAGCTTGACTATCTGAAGGATGATGTGGAAAGAATGTGTAGGTTCTATAAGAAGGAAGCTATATTAGAAGCCAGAAAGAATAGCAGAAGACCTATAGAATTCTAATATTACCTATATGAGTATCTTTCAAACACCTAGGTTTGAGATATTAGCAACTTATGAATTAAAAAGAATAATATGGGTCTTGGTGCTATTTTAAATGGACACACTAACGAGATGTTCGGGCTTAACAAGAATATATCAGAAGCCCGCATCCGTTTGTGTAAAGGATGTAAACTCTACAAGAAGAGTGTAGTATTGGGGGAGATATGTAACAGTAAGTTATGGGTAAACCCCGATAATGAAGATGTAAGTACAGAGAAGAAAGATGGTTATATTAATGGATGTGGGTGTAGGTTAAGAGCTAAAACAACTCTACCTAACGCAACGTGTCCTATAGGGAAATGGTAATTTAATTAAATGAGTATGGATAATTTAAGTACAGTAGAAGCAGTATTAAAAACAAAGAATCAATTAATCAAAGGAGATGGTAATGGTAAGAATAGTTTAATGGGTAATGGTGATGTATTTATTATGTCTCCTACTGTAGCTGAAATGGCTAAACAGGATGCTAAAGTAAAGTTCAATGAACAAGTTGAAGAGGCTAGAGCAGAATGGAATGCTAAAATTGAAGAGCAAGAGAAGCACGCTAAGATGATGGATGAGAAGATGAAGGACTTACAAATTGTTCCTATTAATAGCTATGTATTAGTGCAGCCCTATGCTAAGAATCCCTTCCAGAAGATGAAGGTAACAGAGTCAGGGTTGATACTTCCAGAATATACTGGCACATTTAAGAATCCTGATTCAGGAGAAATGGACCAAGAAGTGAACCTATCAGTTCAAGCTTTAGTAATAGAGGTCAGTCCTTTATGTAAATTTGTGAAGGAGGGCGATATTATTTACTATAGAAGAGCTTGTGGAGTTCCTATTCCATTCTTCGGGCAAGGATTTGAAGTTGTAGCTGAACCCCAAATTCAGGTAGTAGTTAATTCTGGATTAAAAGATAGATATACGAAGGAATTTAAAAGTGATAATGCATAATGGAAGAGAAAGTTTATTTTATACCAGGTGAGGTAGTAACTCTTAAGCAAGATATACCTAACAAACCTGTAATGATTGTGGTTAAGAAAGAGACTATGAGCATTAGGACTCATGGTGTTTCAAATATGGCAGAAGATTATTTTAAAGGTATTAGGTGTAGATGGTTCTCTACAGAAGGAGTTTTGCAGGAAGCTATTTTTAATACCAAAGACCTTTTGAAGGTATAATTGATTTAGTTAAAGTATGATAAGTATGTTTCAACAGGGTGGGCAGATGAACGAAGAACAAAAAGCGTTCACTGCCTATCTTATTAAAGTCCTAAACCCTAAAGATGCAGCGGACTTTGAGAATAAAGTAGCACAGCTGTCAGAGAACGAATTAAAAGAGTTTTATAAACAATACAAAGCAATGGAAGGTAATCAAATTTCAATGGCTAAATTAGGAGCCAAATTAAGTTATGTTCAAACCCTTAGAGGTGAGTGCCCAGAAGGATACGAGGTTGAGAAGTATATGGCTGGAGGTTGTGTTAAGTGCAAGAAGAAAGCTGAGGGTGCTAAAGTAGTAGATATATTTAAGGATAAATGTGGAGGTAAAGCTAAGAAGAGAGTTAAGAAAGACCAGAAAGGTGCTGTAGTTAATAAGGCTGATACCGTACACACAAATAAGGGAGTGTATAATGTTAGTAATAAGAAGCTTCCTTATAAAAAGATGACTCCTGCTGATTATAGAAAACTATCTGATAAAGATAAAGTTAAGGTTGATATGAAAGACCAAGCTAATGGTAGAGGTGCTGGCGGGGCAGGAGCTGTAAAGAATAAAGGAATTGGTAAGAATTACTTCGGAGGAACAGTCCAAAGACGTATAATTAAACAGTAATTATTATGACAATATTTCTATATGATAATGTAAATCATGAATTGCGATTAAACGAGCCAGAGATTCTCCTTATTAAGGAGTTCGCTGAGCTATGGACTAATGATAGAAATATCAGTAAGGAAGACCCAAAAGGTACTAAGAAGCTAAGAGCATTCAAAGAGTTTACCTATATGTACCTAATGATTGATTGGCAATCACACTACTCACAATTTACTGAAGCAGAACGTAATGAGGCTGCTAAGCAGGATAGTGGTATTACAGAAGAGGAGTTTAACGACCCTCTGTTTAGGGCAGCATGTAGGAAATATAGAGAGATACAAGAATCAGCAAGAGACATTAAGTTAATAAGGGCAGCTCAGAATAAGGTAGACGAACTAATTGATTATTTCAATGAGGGTTCAGATTTACAAGAAAGAGACCCAATCACTGGTAAGCCAATCTTTAAGGCTAAAGATGTTATTGGTGAAATGTCATCTATATCTAAGGTATTAGATGAATTAGATGCCTTAGAAGCCCGTATTAAGAAGAAACAGAAGGCTGCTACAGGTCTTCGTGCTGGTGCTGTTGAGGGATATGTACCAAAACTAAAGTAATATGGCACGCGGAAGGAAACCTAAGAATAAATTACCAGAGTCCCCTACCGTCCAAGCCTTAGTTGAAAAGGTTACTGAGGTAGGGGAGAATGCTGGAGTACTAGAACAGAAGTCTACAGAATTTGAATGGGATGTTAAAATTGGGGACCCAATAGACTATTTTGACTCTAATCTGTCTTATGAACTTACTGGCTATAGACCTATTGATGGTACAAGAGGATTAGACTTTGACCCAGAATGGTTTATGGAAGCTAGACGAACTAAGGCTGCTACTGGTAAATATTGTAACGAACCAATGTTTGGTAAGGCTTATGGTGAGTTCTGGGACCAAGAATATGATAGATGTAGAAATGGCATGACTGTTAATGGTTATACTATTACTGGTGATAATTATTACTTTATAAATTACTACCAGTTACCTAATCTATCCTCTGCTACTAAAGCTGGTGGTGGTCGTTCGGTAGACTTCCCGAACTTCTTCGTAAAACAATATGAGTACTTCCATTACATAGAATTATGTAAAGTATTGAGAAAGAATGCCATTGGATTAAAAGCCAGAGGTGTTGGATTCTCAGAAATAGCTGCTGCTATCCTTATTAATGGTTATATAACAAGACCACACTTTAGAGGGGTAGTAGCTGCACAACAAGAAGGTTATGTTGATGACACTCTTAGTAAGTGCTGGATGCAATTATCATACTTAGATGATAATACAGAAGATGGTATGAGAAAGCTAAGACAGGTTCACAACACAGCTAAGTGGAAGAGAGCTTCTAGTAAGAATGTAGATGGTGTAGAATCTGGATGGATGTCAGAGATTGAAGGTATTACAGCTGATAAGCCTAATAAGATTAGAGGTGACCGTACTGATATTTTAATGTACGAAGAAAGCGGTTCATGGCCGAATTGGAAGAAAGCTTTCATTCAGGGTGATGCTTTGATTGATATTCAAGGACAGAGATTCGGTATTAAACTAGCTTGGGGTACAGGTGGTGATAGTGGTCCTGCATTAGAGGGTGTAGCTGCTGCATTCCATGACCCTAAAGGAT